GCTGACCCTTCACCAAACTCTTTGTTCAGCATTTGAGTTATCTGTATTATGTCGTATCGGAATCGTGACCAGATAATTACTTTACCGTCATGCTCTTCCAAGATTTCTTTGAGTGCATCCATCCGGCGTGACGGAAAGTATTTCATCTCGCCATCATCAGTCTTCAGATGCCCAGACAGAACCTGTTGTATGCGTAGCATCTGGGTAATTACAGCGGGTGCAGATACAATCTCGCCATCCTCAAACAGAAGCATGGCCTGTTGCTGCAACAGCGAATACATTCTAAACTGCTCATCGGTAAGCGTCACGTACCTGGCGGTGTAGACTTTATCTGGTAGATCCAAGCAGTCTTTCTTGAGCACCCTGTATGAAAAGGTATCGATCTTTTCTGTCAGTTCATCGAGGTTCTTGTAGCCGACGATCTGTTGGAAAGATTTGGCACCCATGGATCTGCGTTGCAGTACAGCGTACCTACCTTGGAATGTGTAAAAAGATTCATGACCCATGAGTCCTGGTCGGAGGAACTCTGTCTGTGAATATATATCTAGGGGTGACTTGGTTATCGGTGAACCTGTCAGCAACCGTCGATACTTAAACTGTGAGGCAATCTTGAGGAGTGCCTTGGTTCGTTTAGCCTTATGGTTTTTGATCGTCGTTGATTCGTCTATGGCAATCAGTCCATACTTACCGAATGTACGAGCCATCCATTCGCCTGCTGTTTGACCTTTCTTTGTGGAGAAAGACTCCACGTTCATGACAAAGATCGTCAGTCCTGCGAAGTTATCTTTGACTGATCGCATTTCTTCTGTCTGTTTCTTGTTGGCAGATGCGACCCATCGGATTACTCTATGTGGTATGTCATCAGACATATGCTCTGGGATTTCTTTGGCTACCCAGTTTCGATACACACCCTTTGGTGCGAGGACTAAAGCAAAGTTTATCTGCCCGTCGAGGAACAACATACCCAGGTTGTCGATCAGAACTTTGGACTTGCCAGTTCCCATCTCCATGAAGTAACCATACTCTTTACGGTGCACACCATTGCGTAGCGCATCAAGCTGATGGTCAAATGGTTTTAATTTAAAATTGTACTTGACAGTCATCACATATCTCCAGTAGAGTCCACCTTACGGATGGCAAAATGGTTTGTCAACCCAGTCCTGAAGAGGAGAAAACTTATGGATGAAATATTTGAAGACTACTTTGACGAAGGAGATGCACTCTCCCAAGTCGATACTGGAACAGGAAAACAATTGAGTGATCTTGTTCGCAAGCTGCGTGACATCGAGAACCAAATCGAGGACGCGGAACAGCATTTGAAAGCCGTCAAGCTAGAGAAGCACAAGCTTTCAACTGAAAACATTCCTGCACTTATGGATGAGATGGGTATGGATCGGGTAGACGTGGACGGGTTGACTGTTTCACGTAAGATGATTGTACATGCATCGATACCATCGGAACGCAAGGAAGAAGCATTCGCATGGCTGCGTGAGAATGGATTGGATGACATCATAAAGAACGATGTGACCTGTTCGTTTGGCAAGGGCGAAGACAATCTAGCAGGGGACGTTGTAGGTATCCTGCATGAGAAGGGCTTTGATCCAAGGACTAAGACCCATGTACATCCATCCACATTGAAAGCGTTTGTGAAAGAACGTGTCACGGATGGTAGACCAATAGACCTCGATATGTTCGGGGCATACATCAACAACGCAGCAGAAATACGGAGGAAAGCGTAATGGCTAATGCAGTAGCAGCAGTTAAAGGTGTGGAAGTAAGCACCGATGTAATGGAAGACATCTTTGAAACAGCAGGAGAAGGTGCATCCTTTGACAGTTCCGAGATGCAGATACCGTTTGTTCGGATCTTACAAGCAATGTCACCACAACTCAGCAAGAAGAAGCCAGAGTTTATTGACGGTGCATCTCAAGGGGATCTGTTTAATACAGTGACCAATCAGTATTGGGAAGGTGAAGAAGGGGTCACAGTGATTCCTTGTTACCAGACTACCAAGTACCTTGAGTTTGTTCCGCGTGAACAAGGCGGTGGGTTCCAAGGTGAGATACCTGCAAACGATCCAGTCTTGACTAAGACCACACGAGAAGGATCAAAAGAGATCCTACCCAATGGTCACGAACTTGTTAAGTCGGATCAGCATTACTGTCTTGTTGTTGACGGTGATGGTTCATTTCAACCAACGGTGATAGACATGAAGTCAAGCCAGTTGAAGGTGAGCCGTCGTTGGAAGACACAGATTGCCATGCAAAAGGTTAAGCACCCAAAGACAGGAGCAATGGTTACTCCTGCGGTGTATGCCACCATGTGGAAACTATCCACGACTGAAGAAACCAATGACCAAGGTACGTGGGGCAACTACCAAGTATCCAAGGTCAACCTGGTTAACTCTCGTGATCTGTTACAGGAAGCTAAAGCTTTCCGTGAGTCGATCATGGCGGGTGAGGTTAAGGCTGTTAAAGAACCAGATGCTCATGACGGTTCTGTAGATGAGGACAACGAAATTCCCTTCTAGGTAGCCTTATCGAGGGTGGCATCAGACTTGGCGAAAACCTTGCACGTTGACCACCCTCACTTTACTTCAACAGGAGTCGATCATGTCACTTCATAAAAGAATGCTGTCAGCCTTTGAAGGATCGAAGGTTGCGCATGGCACCACTACAGTTGGACGCATTGGTCGCAATGGCAAGGCTGATGCTGAGAGTCGTATTGTACGGGAGCCGCTCACATTAGAACTTATGCAAGGACACATCCAAGGTGAGCAGGGTGTCGGGGCAATCCCGATCAACGAAGATAACAAGTGCAAGTGGGGTGCGTTGGACATAGACATATATGATCTAGACCACAACGAACTCCAAGCGAGAATACAAAGACAGAAGCTACCGCTGCTGCATTGCAGATCCAAGTCAGGTGGAGCACATCTGTATTTATTCTTGGAAGAATACGAGCAAGCCAAAGTTGTCCGAGAGTATTTACTAGAGATGGCTGTAGCCTTGGGGCACAGTGGCTGTGAGATATTCCCGAAGCAAGATAAGATCCTGTCTGAACGTGGAGATGTCGGGAACTTTATTAACCTCCCTTATTATAATGCTGAGATACCACAGAGGTATTGCTTTAATGATAAGGTTGAGGCCATGGAACTGAAAGAGTTCTTGGATGCCATAGAAATCAGGCGAACCTCAGTGGCTGTACTTGAGAAAGGTCGAACTAAGAAGCCTCGAAAGTATTTCAAAGACGGACCTCCTTGCTTGCAACATCTGTTCTCTGACGGCGCGACTGGAGAAGAACGCAACAAGAAATTGTTTATGATCGGTGTGTACTGTCGGATGAAGCACAGTGACAACTGGAAAGCAGAGATGGAAACATTTAACCAGACTCTGTGTTCTCCACCGCTCGATGCCAAGGAAGTTCTGGCATTACAGAAAAGCCTGGAGAAAAAAGAATACTTCTATACCTGCGAACAGGAGCCGTTCAAAAGTTTCTGTGACAAGGAACTGTGCCTGTCTACAAAGTATGGAGTCGGAGATGCAGGGGCCGAGTCTCTTGAGATCGGAAGCTTGCAGATCATCCTATCAGAACCGCGCCTGTATTTTCTAACGGTGGCAGGAAAACGTATCCAGTTAAACACGGAGCAGCTACAGAACCAAAGCTTGTTTCAACGTGCATGTATGGAGCAAGAGCAACTTGTGCCTCCGACTATCCGCCCTGCTAAGTGGCAACAGCTACTACAGAAGCTGTACTCAGAGGGAGTTAAGTCCGAGGTGCCGGAGGAACTAACCGTGTTCGGAGAGTTCAAAGCTTTGTTGCGCCAGTTCTGTACCAGTAGGATCCGTGCTATGCATCCAGAGGAGATGCTGCAAGGTAAACCATGGACAGATAACCAAGGGTATACATCCTTCACAATAGCAGGGCTGATGGAGTTTCTATTTAACAGAAGGTTTACAGCGTACACCAGGGCACAGGTGCAGGAACAACTGAAGAGATTTAATGACAACCATGAATGTCATGGTCACAAAAATATTAACAAGGAAGATGGATCAAGAACCACGGTGAGAGTTTGGTGGGTGCCATCATTTGAAAACAATGAAATGGATCTGCCAGTACAGGAGATAGATAATGACATACCGTTCTAGTTTTATGAAAGCTAAAGATGTAGCAGACTGGCTCGGTGTATCCGAGTCTGCCATATACAAGTGGGTAAACGACGGGGACTTTCCTAAACCCTACAAGCTTGGCAACGCTGACGCTCAACGTGCAGCGAGTCGGTGGGATCGGGAAGAGATCAAGCAGTGGTTGGAGAAGCGTCGTGATACCTAATGCAACCCTGATACTTGGGCCACCTGGTTGTGGTAAGACTTACACGTTAATCGAAAGAGTGCAGGAGAAACTGCAAGAAGGGGTACACCCATCCCGTATAGGTGTGGTATCGTTTACTACCAAAGCTATCGGGGAGTTTGTTGATCGAGCATGTGCTAAGTTCAACCTGACTAAGAATGACTTTCCGCATTTCAGAACTCTCCATGCCACTGGTTATCACGGACTAGGCTTGAAGAGTACTGATGTCATGGACCGAGAGGATTATAAAGCTCTTGGTCGCATGTTGGGGGTGGCGTTTGATGGAGCGGATGCCACCTCCATTGACGATGGTGTTACGATACCACCGATAGGAGGATCGGGAGCCAAGTATCTACAGATTATCATGCGGTCAATCTATCGGGAAGAGTCCTTGGACTTTGAGTATAACTACGAAGAAGACTACACTTTGGATTACTCTAAGTTGGTTCAGATTCATAATCAATTAATTGAATATAAACTCAAGACAAACAAAATAGATTTCACTGACATGATCTCCAAGTACATAGAGATTTGTGAAACACCCAACCTTGATCTGTTGATTGTGGATGAAGCCCAAGACCTGACACCGTTGCAGTGGACGATGGTAGAGAAGATGGCATTGACTGCGGATGAAGTTCTGATTGCAGGGGATGACGATCAGGCAATCCACCGTTGGACTTCTGTAGACGTTCAGAGGTTCATTGAATCCTCTGACCATGTCGAAGTACTCAACCAGTCCTATCGCTTACCACAGAGCGTCTGGAGGCTTGCCATGCGTATCTCTGACCACATACCAGGGAGACTGGAGAAAGAGTTCTTCCCGAANGATGACGAGGGTATGGTCAAGGTTGTGGGTAGCCTTTGGAATCTACCATTGGACAAAGGGTCATGGACAATCATGGCTCGAACCAACAGCTTTGTGAAAGANATAGCTGAGTCNTTGAGTGATGCAGGATATTTCTACAGCCGTAAGGGTCATGCGTCTGTCTCACAAAAGAAGTTGGATGCCATGGCTACATGGGCAGACCTGGTAGGTGGGAGGGCATTGTACCTTGGACGGATCAAAGAGTTCTATAAAACTGTGCCGAAGATAGGAGACAATCCTGTAGTCAAGAGAGGGTCAGCTAAGTTACTAGACGCTGCTGATCCAGAGCAGCCCTTGACATGGGAGGATCTAGCGTCCGACTATGGACTCTTATCCCCGAAGAACACACACCCGATGGACGTGGTGCGTCTGTCGGAGGAGGAACAGATATACATCCGCGCCATCGAGCGTAGAGGAGAGAGTATATATAAGCAACCGAGGATCAAGTTATCAACGATCCACGCTATGAAAGGAGGGGAAGACGATAACGTAGCGGTGTATTTGGGATCCACCAAGAACTGCGTAGAGGGTAAACATCCCGAGGACGAGCACAGAATATTTTATGTTGCCGTTACAAGAACAAAACAAAACCTCTACCTAATTGAGTCAGATAAAAAATATAGGTATGAAATATGAAACGTAACGATTACTTGGATACGGCGAAGCAGTTGATCAATGGTAACAGAGCCAAGGATTACGGTGATGCCAAGGATAACTTTGACAGGATAGCAACGGGATGGAATGTCATAGTCACTGATGCACTGAACACCCACGGTAAGATTACAGCCAAGCACGTCGCTCTGATGATGGACTGGGTGAAGACCTGTCGCTTGTTAGAAACGATAGACCACAAGGATTCTTGGATCGACAAGTGCGGATACAGTGCACTGGGTGCGGAGTTTGACAATGAAACAGACTGAGATGTTTGAGAAAGACTACATCATTGCCAAGCAGATGAACCAAGGTAAGGAACTGACATGGAATATACCATCAGAGTTTCCAGACCTGACGGGCTACAAACAGATAGCCGTTGACCTTGAGACATGTGACCCGAATCTAATTAAGCTTGGCCCTGGATGGGTGCGTAAGGACGGGTACATCGTAGGCATAGCCGTAGCAGCAGGAGACTGGGAAGGATACTTTCCTATCCGACATGAGAACGGTCACAACATGGATGCAAAGATTGCACTCCGATGGCTACAGAAACAAATGGCAACACCAGACATAGATAAGATTATGCACAACGCCACGTATGATCTGGGTTGGTTACGTGCCGAGGGCATAAAGGTAGAGGGTCGGATCATCGATACCATGATTACTGGTGCAGTGGTGGACGAGAACCGTTGGTCATACAGCCTGAACAATCTTGGCAGAGACTACCTCGATGAGCGCAAGGATGAGAAACTCCTACGTGTTGCAGCAGCAGAGTGGGGATTTGATCCCAAGGCTGAGATGTACAAGCTACCACCTGAGTTTGTTGGACGGTACGCTGAACAGGATGCAGGCATGACCCTGCGTTTGTGGGAGCGACTGAAGATAGAACTGGAGAAGCAAGACCTATGGAACATCTGGGATTTGGAGACTAGCCTGATACCTATGATGTGTGACATGCGTCAGCTAGGTGTGCGTGTGGACTTGGACAAGGCAGATCAAGCCAAGACTCTACTCAAAGCCAAGGGCAAAGAACTGAGGGAAGAGATTCACCGACAGACAAAGATTAAGATAGAACCATGGGCGGCTGCATCTGTAGCTGCGGTGTTCGAGGAGCTAGGACTGAAGTACCCTGAGACTGAAGCAGGGGCACCGTCATTCACCAAACAGTATCTCAATGCACATGCCCACCCAATTGCACAAATGATCGTCAAGCTACGTGAATTTGACAAGGCAGATAGCACGTTCATAGATACAATCATCAAGCACTCGCACAACGGTAGGATCAACTGCGAGTTCCATCAGCTACGATCCGATGACGGAGGCACCGTGACGGGTAGGTTTTCTAGTTCAAACCCAAACCTTCAGCAGATTCCGGCACGAGATCCCGAGATCAAGAAACTAATCCGTGGTCTGTTTATACCAGAGCAAGGGTGCAAGTGGGGGTCGTTTGATTACTCAAGCCAAGAGCCGAGGTTACTGGTGCACTTTGCGGCAAGCCTGAAGGGTGAGTACAAGCACCCGATTGTCGATAAGATTGTTGACGAATACAACACAGGTGATGTGGATCTACACCAGATGGTGGCAGACATTGCAGGGATCAAGCGTAAGGAAGCCAAGGTTGTAAACCTGGGAATCATGTATGGCATGGGCAAAGGTAAACTGGCAGCGCAGCTAGATATATCACCAGAAGAAGCAGGGGATTTACTGGATACACACAGAGAGAAGGTTCCGTTTGTTAAGAACCTTGCGGACATTGCGAGTAGACAGGCAGATAAGTTCGGACACATTAGAACCCTGTTGGGTAGGCGGTGTCGCTTCCATCTTTGGGAGCCTCGAACCTTCGGGTATAAGAAACCATTACCATACGAGGAGGCCATGAAAACATACGGTCAACCTCTAAGAAGAGCCTTTACTTACAAGGCGTTAAACAAATTGATCCAAGGTTCAGCTGCGGATCAAACTAAAAAAGCTATGGCAGATTGCTACAAAGAAGGACTTTTGCCTATGCTAACGGTGCATGATGAGTTATGCTTCTCAGTAGAGGGCGACGATCAAGCGCACAACATCAAGCACATAATGGAAAACGGGTTGTCGGATGTCTTGAGAGTCCCCTCTAAAGTAGACGATGAACTCAAAAATAATTGGGGAGAAATCGAATGAAACCAGAAAAGATTAAAACAGTCGGTCTAAGAGAAATGCATCCTGTGCAGGTCAAACATCTTATGGAACTTGTGGGCATGACATTGCATCTTGCCGCCGAAACGGGTGATGATGAGATCCTAGAGGATGCCGAGCATCTTTGTGATGAGATGATTAAGTTATTCGGTGGGGTTGGAGTACAACTATCTGTCGAAGAAGATCCAAATATTAACCACGACGGTTCGCAATCTGTGCATTAAGCGCAGCGGTTACTGGGTTATCACCTAGTAATGCAGGATCTACTGGCCCAGGTGCACGAGCCTGGGTTGGTTGGATCTGTGGTACTTGTAGACTGCTGTCTTGTTGTATGTTTAAAAATCTATTAGTAGACGGGGACGGTAAGTTTAAAAACCGATTGGGAGTAGGCGCTATTTGAGTAGGCACTGGAGTCCGCGTTCTTGTGTCTTCTACTTTAGGATCTAACGGCAAATCTCTCATGCTTTCTCTTACTCTTTGAATCTCTGCCCTGGGAAGTTGATCAAGACGACCTACTTTACGTAACTTCTTAGACGCTTCAGGAGATAATTTGAACGGCTCAAACTTACCGCGCATAATACCCTTAATTCCACCAATATTATTTTGCTTGAGAACTTGCCGGATTTCTGCGTCAGTTATACCCATAGTTCTAAGATCTTGAATCATACGATAGTAGCCCCGATCATTACGGAACTTGGCTTCATTTGCTTTGGTAAATCCATCTAGCAATTGGTTAGAATTTACATTGAAGTCATCGGTAAGTTTATTAAACATTCGTTTGGCATCTGTTTGTCCTTGCTGAAAACCATAAGCAGCAAAACGTAGTCCTTGTTTAGGGTCAAACTCTTGTTCAGAAACTCCTGTAGTCAACCGTGTTAGTTCTTTCTTCCACGTCCGTTCACGACCCATTTTGTCTTGTTCAGATATTGCGTCAATTCCAAGCCCATCTCCTGCTACACCACGCAAGAAACGACTAGCTTCTATTTTACCGCCAGATATATCTGCGGCNCTNAAAACATTTGGGATCATTGTGTCGGCAACGTGACCCGCCATTTTAATTAATTTAACATGACCTGGATCTTTTGGATTATATACTTGTGCTCCAGTGCTTGTTTGTCCACCTCGATACGAGATATCCAAAAGTGCATCAGTCAACATAGCTTCATCAAGGAAAGGGGCAAATGCTTCTCCTAATGTTCCTATACCTACATCGACAAACACTTGATCAACATCCTTGCCCTCTTTTATGGCTGCGTCCATCTCAGTAATTGCTCGATTAGCAAAACGAGAAAGAACATCGTAAGGATTTTGTATACTGTAGTTAACGTATTTTATCTTACCATCTTCTGTGCGACCCGTAGGTATGAGAGTAGAACCCATCATCCATGGTGCTCCAAAGGATCGTTTGAAAGCTTCCATCTCTTCCCGCGAAACACCAGAAAATTGATAACCTGCCTCAAGAGCAGCCGCAGGAAGCACCGCAGTTGTGGTCACAAATCCTAATATGCGTTGCCGACCTCTAGCTTGCACGGCGGGTATGTCTGAAGCCATGTCATCAAGCCCTTGCCTGACGATGTTAAAACTGTTTCTGTATATCTCCGCAGGGAAAGTGATAAAGTTTCCAAAGGGTAACTTACGTCCAAGCTGAATTAATTCAGAGGCACCTTTGTTATAGTTTGGTACGGTGTCTCTTACAATCTGCGCGGCGCGAGTCTTAATTAAATCATCCATATCAGGTTGACCACGCTTTATAGCTTCAGAGGCTTCTATGGATAAATCTTGTCCGTTCTTTGTTAGGTACGCAATTTGTTGATCTGCGATACTATCGTATCCGGCTTTACGGGCACTGTCTAATGTTATGCTGTCTAAAGCATGACGTAGTTTGGCTTGCTCTGAGTTATAACTAAAGTATTTCCAGATGTCGTCTGAAGCTTGATAAAGATTTTCCATTCCCTTGGCTACTGATCCCACGCCTTTGGCGGCTTTAGATGTAACTGGTTTTCCTTTTATAGCCTCAATAAAATTTTTAGGTTGAGCTTCTCCCGAAGTGGCATAACCTATGCCTTTATTTAGTTGATCTTGAATCTCTCTTAACTCTGCGTTTGTACCGAGAACACCTCTACGCAAAGCATCCGACAAGTCTGCAAACACAGCTTCGTCACCTTTGTTACGGACGTTAGCAGTAACCGCTGTTAAAGAATCTAAGAAATTGCTCCCTCTTCCAAACACGGGCATGTTGCCATTGGCTAATGCAAACGTAACCGCTGTTGTAAAGTTTCTTACTTGTGTGATTGGAGACAGTACTGTCTTACTGTACTGAGAAATACCTTTGCCTTTTAAAAGAGTGTTTAAAGTTCCTCTAAGAAGATTAGTTCCAAAGGTGCCACTACCCATATTATAATTTGTAAGATCTTTATAGATAGCATCAGGAACATAAAATCCGTCAAGACTTCCCCATCCTGCTCTTCCAATAACTTCTTCGGCTGCGTCATCAACAGCTTTACCAGGGATGGTACTACTTAAACCATCAGTGCCTCCCAGTTTGACATAACCTTTTTCAATCAAACCTTTTTGCTGCAAAGGAGTCATTTTATTTCCGTCTTTAAAAAACTTTCCAATACCAGTATTTGTTTTAGCCATCTTAGCAATGTCCCCGTAATACTTATCTACGGCAACAAACTGAGATAGGTCTGTAACAGTACCGAGAACCGAGGCACGAGGGTCTTTTATCTCACCCAATAAAGCACGAAGCTCTGGCTCTATGTTTGTTCTTTTAAGAAACATAGAAGTTTGCAGACGTTCTCTCGCACTACGACCACCTTCTGTTTTTCCTTTTTTCTTTTTTATGGCGTGTCTACCTAAAAAAGACTCTCGTACTTTTTGCGCCAAAGCAGGGGTGACTTTGGAGCCAAGTACAATTTTCATCTCATCTCCCGTACCAACGCGACTTAGACCATTTGCATTCATAAACTCTTGATTGAATACATCATCTACATCTTTACGAGCTAAGTCCGTAAGTTCTTCTTCAACAAGATTAGGTCGAGACATGAAAAAATCATCAGCGTCTTTAATTACTTGAGCATCAGGGACATACTTTGCATCTTCGTGTATTTTATAACTACGTTTAACGTAGCTACCAATACCGTCATTAATAACTTCTTTAATGTTTCTACCATCTTTNGTNNCAAAGTTATTATTTGTTAAAAAATCTCCATCTACAACCTCTTTACTTAATACATCTATTTGATCTCTAAGAAGTTTCGTGTTGTTGTGAATGCTAACAGGGATTTTTTTAAGAGCGGCTGNTTTTTCATCAACACTCTTAGTAGTCATGTATTCTAACATATTATTTAAAGCATCAGCTTTCTTAACTGAACCAACATCGTCAGGTAATTTATCAAAAGTTTTATTAAGCTGTTCCTCAATGTTGTTAAAAACACGTTCAGCAAAATCTAATTGAGGTTTAATTTCCCCATCTAAAGTTAATCTCCTTTCAGCCACTTGCGCCGGAGTAGATCCACGATACCTAGAAAAAGCAATTGCTTGGGCTATGCCATCTTTAAATGTTCCCAGTTCTTCTCCTGGTTCCGCAAAAGTTCTTTTGTTTATCAATTCATTATCTATAAAGTCAGCGGCTTGATCTATCTTTTGTTTTGCTCCTGCTGCAATATTCTTTGTGATCTGTGCGTCACCAATTGTTTTTCCTGCTGCCCCTAAACCTGCCTGCAAAACTCCGCCTACGACCCCCGCCTCCAAACCAACTTTAAATCTATTGGCAAATCGAGCGGCTGCTTTTTCAGAGTTATCTAGACCCACAAGATCTGAAGATTGAGTTGGCCCTGCTTCAACCCAGTCGCCAATTGTAGTGGTATTGTCTCCAGATACAGCCATTTCTGTGCCTGTAACCGCAGCTAATTCTTTGAAGGCAAGGTTTCTTTTTTCTGCCTTGGTCATTTGTGCTAATTTTTTACCCTTCATAGCCGCTTTACCAACCTTGGATGCTACACCTACGCCAGGTACAACATACTGGGTAATTACTTCTGCGCCCTTTCCAACAATTCCTTCAGGGTCAAAACCTGCGGCATCACGAAGAGCCTCTGCTCCTGCTGTTACCTTGTCTCCATAATCTGAACCTGTAAAATAATCGGGTACAATAGCAGCGGCACCAAGGATACCCTCTCCAATGCCTATAACACCAGATCCTATACCTTCTACAAGCTCACGGGAAATGGAACCCTCTAAAAACTGTTTACGATTACGTCCAGTTTCCTCTGGGGGAGTCAAAAAACGATTGGTTGATGGCAAGTTTAAAAAACGATTTTCAGCCATTTACAAAGATCCTTCGGGAACGCCTAACCTTATTGCTTCTTTTTTAATAGCTTCTGCGTTTTGAGGTTGCAGTCGGATAGCTTCTTTAGCCTCTGCCAATATAACATTAATGTCATCTGAAGGAGGTTGACTTTGAGTAGGCGTTCCTGTCGCGTAGTACTGCGCGGCAAATTGTTGTGCCTGTGCCATAGCTTCGTTAAATGGGATGCCTTGCGCAAGTAATTTACCAAGTACATCGCGCACTGCATCTGCTTCTGCCTCAAGTGGCGACATATTAGATTTACCCCCAGAAGCTTTAGCTTGAGCAGTCTTTTTTATCTCATCAAGACCAAGCAATGTAGCCCTTGCAAATGCATCAGCCCCTTGTCCTACAGCATTCCCTTGGAGCACGTCTACAATCCGACGATCTATCTCTGCTATGTCACTGACATCTTCCATACCAAAAACCTGACGGGCAAAATCTTGTTTACCTTCTGGAGTATCTGGAACCTCTGCTGCATCAAGAACACCTTTGACTACTTTCTTTTCGTCTTTTTCTCCCTCAAGGTCTTCAATCTTCTGACCCTTTTCACTGAGAGCTTTTTCTGCTGCCTCATATGAACCATACTGTTTGATAGCCGCATCTGCTGCACCTGGTTCTAATGATTCTAATATTCCAAGAGCACCTGTAGTTCCTACCGTTTGTTCAACGGTAGGAGCCTTGGACACATCAACTGGTTTAGGTCTGGTAAAACGATCTTGACCTAATCCTTGTCTAGCATCCTTTCCCATCTGCTGCCCCATCTGAGAGTACGCTCTAAGCTGTTCGTTTATTGCACCGCCAGTGTTCATCATTACAGGGGGCATAGGTGCGGGGGGCGGGGTCTGTTGAACCATTGGTTGTGCAGGCATAGGAGCCGGAGTAGGCATCGGCATTGGTTGTGCAGGCATAACTGGTGCCATCATCATTGGTTGTGGCATAGCTTGCGGCATCGGCATAGGTGCGGGGGCCATGGGCTGAACGGGAGGAACCGCTGCTTGCATGAGATCGGATGAGGAGGCCATGATACCGCCCATCTTTGCTAGTTTCTGACGTGCAGGTCTAGCCGTATCTATAAACAACTTACGATTATAAACCCCATTCATATTAAGCCCCGCTTACATTCATTAAACTACCCAAACCAAATAAGTTTCCTTGCCCCGCAGCAGAAGAAGCAGTGTTAGCCCCTGCCAATATGTTACCAAGAGAACCACGTTGCGGTACACCCGTGGCAACTAAACCCGTAGAGGCACCTGGCTGACCTTTTAGTATGTCTCTCATGAAAGAGAATCGAGCAAACGGTTCGTAGGCTTCTTCAAGCTGACCTTCTCGTTGTACATCAAACTCTCTTTGTAGTTGTCCTTGTTCCAACTGACCCACGTTAAACAGTGCGTTTACATCTCGTTGACCTAGTTGCTGTGATGCCTCTCCAAGAGCACCGAGTCCCGTGCCAAGAGTCTGAAACAATTGACCCGCTGTTTGTCCGCGTTTCATTTGGTTTTCAAAAGCAGACTGCGCTTGCTGTTGCGCACCAGTGTACGCAGCTGAACGCAACTGTGCTCCAGTTCTTGCCATTTGATCTGCGGCGTTACGTGCAAGCTCTTGCTCTGCTACAGCCTGACGTGATCCACCAAATGCTCCGGCACTTACAGATTCTGCACCAATTCTGTTTCGTTCCATATCCGCTTGACGACGAATATCTGAAAGAGTTGTGTCTATAACTTGTTCTACAAACGGATCGTAAAATTGTTTGTAGGAGCTAGGATCATATGCACCGAGCGTAGGGCGAACAGACTCTAGCCCTTCGTCGTATGCACCTCGTGCATCTTGTAGAAATGGTTCAAAGGATCCGACACCTTCTTGTGCTAAACTTATAGCCTCTGTCTGAGGGTCGGTAAATCTGATTACGTCTGGTGCAGCTACGCCACCCTCTACTGCCTGAATAGCAGAGCCATACTGATCTTTTTTTGCTAGGTTTATGTCAGAGGTAAATGTACCGTCATCTGTTTCATATAACTGATTGCCGTCTGCATCCATGACTGGAGTGCCGTACAACGGAGATCTGGAAGCGATACCACCCACTTCTCCTGTTTCTTCATCAACTCTGTAGATGTTAGATAGTAAATCTTTTAAAAACTTCTCCTGATACTCTGGGAGAAGCGTCATACTTTTGACGGTAGACTCAGCCATTATGCTCTCCTCTCAAATTGATTCATCATCTTGTACATCTCAGCGGCTCCCTTTGCTCGATTGCCGCCCCCTGCACCCTTGACTGCATCAGCAGTCATAACAAACTCTCCGTCCGAAAGCCTTGCTTCTTGAACCCTGCCACCNTCTTGNTANATNGCNGCGGGNATTGAATCACTGGTTCCTGTNCCTGGGCCTGCAATCATGCCNCCCNTTGCTGCCATCACAGGTGTGCCCTTATAATCTGGTCTTCTTTCTCCAGTATTATACTGAGCTAATTCTGTTTCTGACATTAAGTTTTCAAAACGTGGGCGACGTTGCTTGTACAATTCCTCTTCCATTATACCTTGCAATAAAGAGTTCATGACATTTTGATTACCGTCTTTACCTTGCTGCCCTAAACCCAAAGTCAAAGCTTGAAGAGCAGGACTAGCCCCACTAGCCATGGCTGCAAACTGTAAAGCTTGAGGACTCTTTACTAGATTAGCAATACCACCCGCAGTTGACCGTGAACCACCACGATTACCAAAAGCATTCAAAGCCAAACCTGGAATACCCGTAGTGGCCCCTTGAAGAGAAGAACTTACTCCGTATTCCAGTGCATCTTCTAGCGACGCACCGCTAAGTATACCACCACCTACTGCACCAAGGGCCGCGCCTAGTGGATTACCTCCACTGGCAACCATGCCAACAAGTGCACCTATTGAGGAGAATAAGTCACCTTTTTTCTTTTCTGTTTCTGCTTCTTCTAGTGCCATCATGCCTCTCCTGAAATTGCTTCGGGTGCGGTCACTGTAATTGCAGTATGCCGTTTTGTCTCTGCTGTCCAAGATTTTCCACAGTCAGGACAAGTTCCATCTGGGTATGATGCAACTTCTTCTGGTGTGTCTACCACATTATTACAGTGATGGCACTGTAACTTATCTACTGAAGTTGAAGGTCTAAACCTAGATCCATCTCCTATTACTATAATATGTTCATCACTCATGTTGTACTCACTGTTACTGTTCCTACTGTCCCTGTGCCTTGAGATCCACGAAGAAAAGCAGAATGGGTTAAAGGTACTCTAACATAACCATCATGTTGAAATAAAGCCCCAGGTTCTAATCCGCTGTCATCTGTTTGCAAATCAGTTATGGTTATGTCTGTTGCCCTTACGTCACCTGGGTTTTGAATCTGTTCTAAAAACACAGAAAACGCACGAATAACTTCAGCAAAATAAGTTCTCTGGTATTGATCTGGTGGAATAGGAAAGTATGGACGGGATAAACGCCTAGACATTAGCGCCTCCCATCTGATCGTATATCAAGGCGAGGAGAACCCAAACGCCACGTTACACCAAGGTCATCCGATGCAATTTTAAAACGCATCTGTCTACCACGAAGTCGAAAGTATAGTTGTTCTGTCCTTGCATCCACAGCAGCAGCTTGTGTTTTTACAAACGCATCTGTTTCTGTCTTAGAATAAGTACCATCTGGGGCGTTTTTTACGTCTAAGGTTATGTTTACATCAGGGAGTATAGCAGTAGAATCCCTAAAGTCTACGTCTGGAATCATCTTACGGAGCAACATGAACTGCTCCCCATCCCCTATATCTATAGGACTTGACTGTATGAAGGCATTAATTGGTGTGGTTGGATTAGTTGTACCATCGTCAAATCCGATTTCATGCTCATAAATATAACCGTCAGCGTTTGCTGCAAAAGGAAAATCAAAAATTCCCCGGTCAATCCATGCAGTTCTACCAAAAGACCCATAGTACCATACCTGTTCTAAGTAGTTATAAACAACGTATCTATTTACTTCAGTGCTATTCTCAGAAGGATAATACCACCATATCTCTGAGTGTTCCGTGTTTAAAGCTGCATTAATCTTATCTAACTGCTCTTCGTTTATATCAGAGAAAACAAAATCTCTGACCATGCAAGGGAGCCTTTGAACGGCACCACTGTACACATAAAACTCTGCTCGACCCATCCAGTATACGTTATCGTCCACAGCAATAGCTGCATTCGGACTAGCAATCGTAATGTTTTCGGACAAAGAGTTGACACCAAATGTAAATGGTGGCCCAAGAAACTGCATTGAATACAGTGTTGTATCGGTGAAAACTAGGATTTGTTGTCTGGTTTCAAGAGCCGTAACAATCTCTGAACCAGAACCGAGACGCAACTCACCCGCTGTGTTGGTCGCTGTGGATGCCCAGTCGGTTAAAGATTCTTGGGAGGAGAATCGTATAGCCAACGGATCTTGGACACCCGGATTAGCCTCTGTGTCACAACCAAATGCTATGATGTGTCGGTCCCGGTCTGATACTAATACTTGTTTCGCAACTGTGGGCGCACTGGTAGAACCTGCTAGAGTCGTAATATCAACGCCTCTTGTGGACAATGCGTTTGTTTCGTCCCAGTAATATATGCCGCCATCTCTCACGTTCATTATAAGGTCTTCACCGAAGTTATCATGTGACCAAAGACGAAGAGTGTTTGTTACAATCGCATCTGAAGAAGCAGATCCCCAAGTTCCTCGTGACCAAGTTCCTGCACCCCAACCTGCACCTGATACACCAATATCTAGTCCTGTGTTAATTTGATATTTACCAACAACAGAACCGCCGCCGTTGCCCGTATCAGATCCATTAGCTGCAACAAGGCTTGGATTAAGCTGTCCTTCGTATGTTATGTCCGATATGGATGTACCTGCTGCTCTGGCTTTAATCTTATAACTTCCTGTGTTTACGACTTCTGTTACATAATACTCTTGATTTAAAACAGTAGCCGTAATCAAACCACCAAGACTGGCTGCTCCAGAGTATGTTACAAAGTCGTTTACAACTGCGCCGTGATTTGTGTGAGTTACCGTTAGTTCCGAGGAACCGTTAGTTGCGGCAAAGGTAACAGCACCCGCTGAAGTCGTAAGTCGTAAAGGGGTAACATCATTATAAAAACCGCCCTCATCAATGTAGTATTTAAGATTTGTGCCTACACCAACGTACTGATCTCGAGCCAAAGAAACCCAAGGGTGAAGAGCACGACAAGTACCAAGAAACGAGTTCGATGA